AGCTTCGAAGATAAGACGAAACGTGCTTGTGGAAGTCATTTTGAAACCTGAATACTGTATTAGTGCCGAAGACAAACGAATCTCACCTGGTCCCAAGAATAGCACCAAAGGCTACATTGGCGACAATAAACTCATGCCTGATGATCTGTACAAATTCCAAATCGTTGATGTTTTTGATCAACAACGTGTCATCCAAACTTTTGAATCTCTCGTTGGCTTACAGCAGTATCTTTGTGATTCTCTGTTGGCCCACATGTCTGGAGCTGACAATTTGACTGATTGTGTCAACTCTTTTGTGCGTAGTGGAATGAAATTGCATGGCTGTCCTTGCCAACAACCAACGGTCGAAGAAAGATGGAGAGCTCTTGAAAATGTTGCAGAGCGAGTTGCGCAGAATGCTGCAATTGCCACAAGTGGAAGAGGTAAACCAGGCTATGTTGACTGGAAACCTGAAGACCCGGAAATGGACCTAGGGGAGGAAGTACCCCGAAATGATCCACGACCGCCTGTGTGGAGTTTCCTGAGTGAACCAAAATTACCAACTGAAGAAGAGTCTCGCATCATCATTAGACAGCGGAATGAGAAGAGATGGAGAGGCTATCATCCATATGCGCAGCAGGAAGTTGAGGAGAGAGTAAAACAAACTGGTTGCGGATGGCGTGACGAGGGTCCGAATGCTCCATGTGTTCTTGAACACCCTTGTGCGTGTCGTGGAGATTGGTCAGTGCATGTTGCGCATGGGCGAAGTGCTTTGCAATTCAAACTGCAATTCACAAACACAGGTTTCCGTGATGAAATAGTCAGATGGCTTAAGGGGCGGCTTTACACAATGAGTGAAGTGAATACGACCCGAGCCATTTTGAAATTTTGCTCAACGTATCCGGAGGTTATCCATCCGGCGACAAAGATCTCACAAATTTTTCCAAAACTCCAAGCTCATTTTGACAAAACATTTCCAGAGCTTTTGAATATCGTTGATCCTGACTTCAGATCAGAAATTGAGGATGACGACGAC